CTCTTATCAAGGCCCCTGGCTTCTTGCCACCAGGGTTGGCCCTTCCAGACACTCAGACGACGCAGCTGATTAAGCAGCATCGTACGCAGATCATCTCTCTCGAGATCCCGTTCCGACGTTACCTTGTAGTTCACAAGGTCGCGAATAGGGAGTGACCAGCTATCTGAGGGACCGTCTTGCTTTGCCCTTAATAGAGACACAGCAATTTGAGTCCACGCATCCAATTCGCCCAAGTCTCCCCATTTAGGTTTGACATCCAAAACATACGTCCGAGGACGCTGCCATGGATCCGATATAACCGCACGTTTCTGAGCATCTCTTACGATGTCATAGTACGCGCAATCGATCGGTCGGTAACCCAGGTCCCCTTGCGGGTCTGTGGGTAGAATAGGATATAAGTATTCACGTGAGAGCTGGCGAAGCCTCTCACATGCCCGCTTTAGCGGAAATACTTTGTTGTCAGCAAGGTTGTTGTGGAAGGATATCAGGGTTGGTAAGTCAACCATCCCTGTTTCACTGCTCAAGGAAGCAGGTCTCACGGGCGTGCCCGCAAGAAAATCCGCACCACAACTTTCCCGGAAACGACCCTCAATGAAGGTCTTACTCCGGTTGAAACGGAAACCAAGGAATTCCGCAAACCGCATGTAGCGTTCTGCGTGGTTCCGCCGTAGGATGACGTCGTCACCGTACACGGCGTATGGTCGCTGTTTCACGTATTCTTCCACCGGTAGATCCTGAGTCGCAGCTGTGGCTGCCCAGAAAATCAACGTTTCGACAAAGAACGTTGTACCGTTACCCATCCCAGCATACATATGATACTGGAACTCGCCGCCACCTAGCTCAGGTGGTGCGATGTAGCCTGGAGTCCGAGTCCTTTGCAGGAACTTGGCCCAGGCAGGGGGGAAGAAGTTCTTAACCAAGCCGTTCGCTATCAGGTTTGATGCGTCGGACTTGTCAAGAGTGCACCAGGGGTCTGCCTTATCCCAGTCACGGGATCCCTCTGCTGCTAATTGCCGATTCCAACCTTGATCGTGAAGATCAATTCCAGCGCGCTCTTTTAGGAGCGCCATCCCCACAGAGTGGAGACCAAGCTGGAGCATGCCTGAGCATGTTGGTTGGGCTCCTATGGAACGGAGCGAGGTCATGCTCTTGAAAATGAACATGAGGCGGTCATGGCTAGTGACATTCGCCAATAGCTGCTCTCGAGCAACTCGGATGAACCCATTGCGGGCGGACTCCAGGTGTGCATACGCCGGATCCAATCCAAGGTGTACCCATGTGGCCTTGTCGAAAACCAGGGCACGTGCAGCTAACTCTACAGCGAGAGGAACACACTCATTAGACTCAACCTTTCGAACGAAGTTGATATCTTGCCCTCGGACCCCGATTGTGGAGCCGGGACCATAGTGTGCACTCTCTAACACGTCATCAACGGGGACCTCATTTCCCAAGACGTGAAGTAGAGCTTCATAGAAACGGTAGAGCTCAATGGAGTAGGGAACCTCACGGTCGCCTATCTTTCTCCGAGCTGTCATCGCATCGAACTTCTTGTTCATTTTGCGACAACGTTCCTCAGTTCGAAACCACTTGGCTTTTGTATCCGGCCAAGGGTCAAATGAAG